GGCGTCGTTCGGGTGGAAGGCAGACTGGTACATGTGCGAGCAGCACTCGCTGCGCGATATTATCACACCGCGTCAGCGCGAGAATGTGTCGGGGCCCATCGACTTGGAAGTCGATATGACGGAGCATTTGACTGACCTATTGCTGCTCAACCGCGAGATCCGCGCGGCGCGTACCCTGCGCGACCCTGCGAACAACCTGCATGCGTTCACGCCGACGACGCCGTGGGACAACTATACCGTCTCGTCACCGAAGACCGACCTGATTAACGCGAGCAACCTCATCTTCACGGCGACGGGGCGTCGTCCGAATGTGGTCGTGATACCCTCGACGATTGCACGGCGGATGCTGGCAATCGAGGAGATCAAGGAAGAGCGACGCTATGTGACGGACTTGACCCAGAGCGGGCTCCCGCAGAACCTGTGGGGTCTGGAAGTGCTGGAAGCGGCGGCGCTTCAGCTCCCGACAGACCCGTTCGGCTCGCGCAGTCTCGACCCGCAGGAAATCACACTGACCAGTCGGATGGATGAGATATGGGGACGCGATGTCTGGGTGGGCTATGTCGATAAGCCAGGTCTGCGTCGCCTGACCTACGGGGCGACCTTCGAGGCGCGTCAGCGGAATGTGCGCATCTACATCGATGTCGAACGCGACGGCGGCACATGGATCGAGGTGGACTGGATTTACACGCACAAGGTCATCGCCCGTGCATGCGGGGTGCTAATCCAGAATGTGATGTCGGCAGCATAATCGTAGCGGGTGCGCTCTGATGCGGAGCGCACCCACATCCAAACATCACGGGAGAACTTAGCCATGTCGTGGGTGACGCCAGCGCAGGTGCGGTTCTATGTGCGGAATCTGGAGCCGATAGACGATTCCGTGTTGCAGGCGGCTATCGATGCTGCGGAGTCGTACATCCGTTCGCGTCTGGTGCGGTTGTACCCACGCATGATGACGACGAACGAGCCTGCGAAGCCACCGATACCCACGATAGCGATGCAGTTGGCGGCGGCGCTGGTGGAGGCGCGAACGCTGGCGATAACCAACATCGGCGCGTCCATGAACCCCTACGCCCAACAGTTGTATCAGCAGGCGGAAGACGAGTTGCAGCGACTGGAACGGGGCTGGGCGCATGTGCTGGGCGAATCGGTCGAATGGATGCTGCCAGTGTTCGCGCCGCTGTCGCAGCCGACGCCCGTGCGAAGCGTTCGGAGTGTACGGCGCACGGGAAGCGGATGGTAATCTATGACGCGATGGCGGGAGATGCTCGTCGCTTTGGAGCGCGGTCATGAGACCTGCGAGTACGACCTGTTTGCGGAGTGTGTGCGCGACTGCGCGTTCGCATGGTATCTCAAAGCGTACCATATCGAGACCGACGAGGCGGAGTCGCTGGCGAACGAGGTCGCAGTCAAACTGTGGGTGAACGCGCCGCGCATCCGCATGGAGAGCGCCGAGCGGTACATCCGCCGCGCGATTGCGAACACGGGTCGAGAATACCTGCGCAAACGGAAGGAGATTGCCTACAACGAGTGGGATATTAGGTGTGCGATGCACGCTGAGGCGAGTGACGATGCGCTGGAATGGACGGCGACTCTGGCAGTGATGTCGCCAGAGGAGCGTGAGGTGGCGGAACGGCTCGTGTCGGGTCAATCGCGCACGGATATTGGACGCGAGCTGGGCATGAGCAGTAGGTATCTTGACGCGGTCATCGAATCGATTCGTCGGAGGCTGGAATAAGATGAAGCGACCGCCGATTGTGCAGGAGATACTGCAGGTTGAGGACATCGACGCGCTGTTGGAGCGTGCCCGTGATGTCGGCGTCGCATGCGCCATGGCGCGTCTGGGCGATGCGGATCCGCGCGAGCTGCTACAGCACCTGCTGGACTTAGCCGAGTCGTATCAGGGCGACCCCGACTCCTCGCCGTGGATGGTGCTGGTGGGTCTTATCGATGTGCTTGCGGATGAGGTGCGCAACAGCGACGCGCCGAGCGACACGGATTTGGTCTCACGAGTCGATGCGCTGGTCTCGACGGCGTATACCCATCATGGAGCGTCTCATGCGAATCGTTACATCGAATCGGATTAGTCGCAAGCGTCGCGTCTGGTGGCGCACGGTGCTGTTCTCGGAGCGGTACGAATACCATCCGAGCCCGATGTCGCGTGGTCTACACCCTGAGAAGCGAATGGTGCATCGCGAGGGCACGACCTACCAGCAGACCTACTGGGTGCGCGGCGAGCGCGGCGAGCCGCTCGAAGCACGCAAGCAGAAGTCTTCCCCTGCATCGCCAACCTCCTCACCTCCTCCTTCCGTGTCTCATCCTCTCGTGTCTCCTCCTCAGGCGCCCGCGCCGTCGCACGGCGCGGGCGCTCCCAGCGCCGCGCCCGCAGGACTGGATGTCGAACAGCTCCCTGAAGAGGTACGCGAGACGCTGCGCAACGCCATCGATCGACTGAACCCGATGGAGCGCCAGATGATGCTCGCACATCTCGCCGTGCGTATCCATGAGAACGGGAACGCCGTCGGACACCCCGTGATGATGCTCTCCGCCCCTGGCGTGGGCAAGACCACGCTGTGGGAAGCGATGATGAACATGAGCGACGCCATGTCGGAACAGAATGCCGCGCCGTTCCGCGTCCATATCGTGAATGTGCAATCGGCAGTCTACAACATCACAGAGCAGATGGGCGCACAAGCGATTGACGAGGGCATGGTGCGGTTCATGTTCACAGCGGATTTGGAACACAAGATTCAGTATTGCAAACAGCACGGCGTACCGCTGGTGCTGGTATTCGATGAGGCGACCAAGTCACCGCAGATTCTGCAGACGATGCTGTCGCTCATCACAAACGGTATCGTTGCTGACCGTCGGCTGGGCGTTCCGTTCCGCATCGTGATGCTCGGTAACCGCGCGGATTGGGAAGGCGAGATGGGCAAGATGCGCTCCTCGCTGGTTCCGTTCGCGGACAGGTTCCTCTACTATGTGACGACGCCTGCGGAAGAGGACGAGTATGTACGCGCGATTCAGTCGGTGTTTGAGCAGGAGGCGTCGCGCGAATCGGCAGGTGCGCGTGAGCGTCTGCGTCGGTTCGTTCTGGATTATGACGAGGAGGCGGAGCGAGAAGCGGAAGAGGCGCGTCAGGCGCGTCAGGCGTCGTCGCCCGAGCTGGCGGGCGCGGCGGGCGAGCTGGAACAGATGCGAGCGAAACTGGAGACGGGTCGTCCCGCACGCGAGGTGATGCGCGAGCATCAGAATCTGATGACGCTGCTGAAGCTGATGTCGTCACGCGGGCTACGCTCGGATCTCCGCGCGGAATGCGCAAAGACGAACTACCGCATCGCGAGTGCGCTCATCGACGCGATGGTATCAGGCGACCTCGCGGGGATGTGGCATAACTTCAAGTCTGACCCGAACTATATGCCCGATTACGCCTCGATGGACTCCGACCGCAAGCACATGTCGCCGCGGCGCGTGATGATACTCGCCGACCAGCTGTCCGTGCTGTTCGCGCTGGGATACGACTTGGACTCGCCAGAGGTGGAGCGGTTTCTGGCATGTAATGTGGGACGCCCGAACATCCCGAAGATACACGAGATTATCCAGACGGCGCTCAAGCCGCGAGGCGCGGAATCGGTCGAAGCGATTATGGACGACGCTGCGGTGAGCGAGTCGCATCACGGTCGGACAGTGCATCGCGCGACGCGGGTACACGACGCCGCGACGCATGAGGGAGTGTTCATCACGCACTCCGACCGCGCGAAGGAGGCAGGCGCAAAGGATACCCGCGCGACCTTCAAGAGCCAGCCGATTGAGACCGTCGACGACTTGATTCGCGTGCTATCCAGCGACGACACGCCCCCGTCGCAGCAACCCTACGGGTTCTCGCTCCCACTGCACTATCTGGATACCGACACGGGCAAGCTGCATGTCAGCACGAACCCCGACGGAACATCCGACCTGCACATGCCAGGGTTCGACTCGCACGCATCGGTCGACCTCACGCGCTCCAAGCACCTGCTCCACTTGGCGGGTCAGCATGGCGCACCTGCAGCGCACGCGCTACACCTTGAAGCGGTCGACCCGCGCTCGCCGTTGGGACGGGGCGTGCGTGCGATACTCGGCTCGGGCAACCCCGAAATCGTAGCACAACGCCTGCACGACACGCACACGGAGACGGAACGCAGTCTCAACCGTCTCGACAGTCTGCTGGAGACTCTCGCACAGAACCGCGATGCATCGACGGTGCATGCGATTTCGCGCGAGGCGCATCGCGCGGCTGCAGGGATGGGACTGCTGTCGATGTTCCATACGCCCGTCATCGACGCAGAATCGGGTCAGGAGATACTCCCAGAGGAGATGCACGACGAATATCGCGCCTACCATGAGGATGCGCGTCGCAAGCAGCACGCGGAACTCGGTCGATTGTCAGGTCATGCGCCTGAGCATGTGGCGCAGGTGCTGTCGCATCCCGCTGTGAATGTCGCGCCGCTCCATGCGAGCGCACGAGGCAGAATCCGAGACACGATAGAACGGCACTGGGAGACGGTCAATAATGTGTGGGAGCATCTCTCGCCTGAGCATCGCGAGGAGCTGCTCCACGCACTGCACCTGCTGAGCGCACACGGTCACCTGACCGATGCGCCGTATGGTACAATCGCGGAGAGGCGATGAGTAAGTCGCGCGTGGTCTGGTGGGATTCGGTCATCCTGAGCGACCCGTCGCACGGGGGCAGGCTCCATCCCGAACCACATATGGTGCGCGGGACGCACGGAGTGTTCCAGCGGCGCTACTGGGTACTCCCTGAGTCTGCCGTGCATGCCCGTGCGGAGTCTAAGACGCCGTCGGAACCCGCGCCTGCATCGCCTTCGCAGTCTCTGGCGCGAGCGCAGGAAATCGTCGGGAACGCCTTCACACGACTGCGCTCGGTGTTCCCGTCCCTCTCACGCCTGCTCCCGTTCCAGAAGATTGTCTACACGAACGAGCTGGATACGATGGCGGTCGACCCGTTCGGACACCTCTACATCTCGCCAGACTTCGTGACGCGCGAGATTCCGAAAATCATGGCGGAACAGCACCAGAAGCGCACGGGAGAGAAGATAAGCGAGTCTGACCTTGTGCGGGCGACCGTCGACATGGTGCAGGTGGTGCTGTTGCATGAGGCGCTGCACCTCGCACTCACCCACTTCCCACGATTCGATGACTATAAGCGTCTCAATCGCGATATTATCGGCGAGCTGGAACGAGCAGGCGTGAGTCCGCACTCGGTATTCAACGATGTGGCGGATCTGGAAATCAACACGCTCATCGAGGGGCTGCTGAAGTCGATGCGCGAGGCGCGTGTCGTCTCGCCAGAGGCGAACTTCGATTGGGCAATACACAAGCTTGAGGATTGCGACCCCTACCTGCCGTGGGAGTCGAACTACCGCACGCATGCGGGGAACCAAATCGCAGAGGCACAGTCCCAGCAGTCGCAGCAGTCGCAGCAGTCATCGCAGTCGGCGCAATCGTCGCAGTCGCAGTCGCAGTCAAGCGGAGGTCAGTCGCAGCAGTCATCGCAGTCGCAGTCGCAGTCAGGCGGGAGTCAGTCACAGCAGTCGGGCGGGGCAACTGGCAACCAAGCATCCCAGAATCCGTTGGGGCGCGACATGCTGGATGAGAATCATGAGCTGGTGCGTCGCACGGTCGAGCGTCGGGCGGCAGAATCGGGCATGACGCCTGAGGAATATATGGAGCGTGAGCGTAACCGTGTGGCACGCGAGTCGCACGCGGCGTCAGAGGAGGCGGGTCGGAAGGCTGGCAAGGGCAGCGCGAACGCGCAGCGTCTCATCAGCGCGATTCGGGGCATGCGCCGCGTTAATTGGCAACAGGTGCTGCGCGAGTTTATGAGCGAGTCGATGGGATTCGCAAGGCGGTGGCGTCCAAACATCGCCATCGGGCGCAGGCACCCGTCACAGCTCGCCGTCGGGAATGTGCTGCTCCCGCGTGGGATAAGACGCGACTCGATGCGTATACTGGTACTCGTCGATGCATCGGGCTCCATAGACGACGCGATGCTCAGCAAGTTTCTGGGTCACATGCAAGACCTCGCCGAGAACTCTGGCGCGGATGAGGGCGTGCGGTTCACCTTCGTGCCGTTCACGGGGTCACTGCACGCTGAACGCGCGATTGAGGTTAACGCTGAGGAACTGCGCAGCCGAATGAAAGACATCACGAAGCAGTTACAGGTGACGGGCGGCACGGATGTGACGGGTAGTCTCATGCAAGCCGTCGATGAGTTAATCGTGCCGCGACAGAGAGATGAAGAGGGGGGATACAGCGGCGTGCTGGTGCTAACGGACGGGGAGACCAGCTGGGATGGCGACTGGGACGCACAGTTTCGTCAGAAGACGCAGGGGATGCCCCTGCGAATCGGTATCACGGAGAATACCTACGGTCAGTATTGGCAGGCGCATCCGTCGCTTCCGAATCTGTCGTTCCCGCTTCCGATGGAGTAGCGTCTGGCGTAGCGTCGTCAGGTTCTGACGGGATCGTAGCGTCAAGGCTCGGCATACCCGCGATTGCTCGAACGCGCTCGAACTGCTCAGGGTCTGGGTCTTCCTGCATGGCGAGCATACCGAGCGTTTCGTTGGCGTGCGCTTCCGCCATCTCCAGTTCGCGGAGTCGCTCGATGTCCGCTTCGTACTGCGCGAGCGCGTCACGGTAATGTGCCGAGGTCTGCGCGGGCGGCTGGGGGTATCGTCTTCGGAACATCTCGACGCGTCGCGCGATTTCATCACGCTCGCGCTCGATGCGCTCGTATAACTCCAGCATCTCCTCTTGCAGTCGTAGCGCGTTGGCGCGATCCGCTGCCAAGACGCGATGCAACATGCGCTCGGTCTCAGTGTCTTCATCGTGACGCTCGCGCACACGCGCGTTCGCGGGCAAGCGATGTATCCGCCCGCATCGGGTACAGAGGTTCGCAACCGCTGGATACCCATCCGTGCTTTCGAGATGAACATCGACGCGATGCTCATCCGCACAATCGCAGATAGGCTCGTCACTCACAACACGCGCCGTCGTCTGCTGGTTCCGCCGCGACATGCCGTGCAATTATACCGATTCATCCGACTTGCGCTTCAGCCGTTGTTCTATATCGTGTATAGCGTCCACAACCATCGCTCGACGCTGTGGCGGAAGTGAACCACTCAACAGAGGACGAAGCTTAGAGAGCGCGTACTCTGACCCCCACTCCTTGATGACATCCAGCGTTCTATCGAACGCCTCAGTGGACAAGTCTTCGGTCAAGAGAATCGACACCAACCCGAGAATCGACACCAACCCGTCGATAAGCGTCTCTTCGATGCGAGTGGGTATCTGCCCTTGAGCCGCCTTCTCGAAATCGAAACGCTTGTAGTTCAACGCGGCAAGGATGGGGTTTATCTCGCCTTTGGGTTTGGGCTCGAACCATTTGCCTTGCATCGCAAGTCCGAGCGTCTCCAACGCATCGAGTATCTCCTCCCTTGTCGGCGTGATTCCTTTACCGATTAGGTTTTCCATCGTGACTTTAAGATTGATTGCCAAGTTGAAGATAGCGGAGCGAGCCGTCCATTCGTCGGTCGCCTTGTCGGCTATCTCGCGAAACAAACGCGGCGCACGCGGATTCATAGATTTCGCTATCGTAATGACAGCTGCGTATTGCAAATGCCAGTTGGAGGGTTCGGTCGCCAATCGCACGAGCAGCGACTCCGCCTCAGGATACCCACGCGACAAATAATGTTGCAGGAAAGACATCGGCCCATCATCCGACGACTTCGTTTCCTCATACTGTTGCACCAGCGAGCGGTAGAGCAACTCCTGCACCGATGGGTTCTGCAGGAGTTTCCGTGCAAGTTCCTGCTCCTTGCGCGATTCCGCCGTAGGGAGACGGTCGCGCATAACGCCGATGACCGCATCGTCATGCTCGCGTGTCGACGCGACCCAGTACCGCTGGGACACACCATCCCGACGAACCTTCCGTACCTGATACTTAGCATTCATCGCCACAGCATTCACCCCGACTTGCGCCTCAGCTGGTGTTCTATCTCGTTTATCGCGTCGATGACCATTTGTCGACGCTGTTGCGAAATGACGCCTCTCAACAAGGAAATAGCGCCTCTCAAGTAGGAACGGAGCTTGGAGAGCGCGTACTCTGACCCCCACTCCTTGATGACATCCAGCGTTCGCTCGAACCCCTCAGTGGTCAAGCTGCCCAACGAGAGAATCGACATCAGCCCGTTGATAACCTGCTTTTCAACGCGAGCAGGTATCTGCCCTTGAGCCGCCTGCTCGAATTCCGAACGATTGTAGTTCAAGGCGGAGAGAATGGAGTCTATCTCGCCTTCGGGTCTGAACCACTCGCCTTGCATCGCGAGTCCGAGCGTCTCCAACGCATCGAGTACCGCCTCCCTTGCAGGCGTGATTCCTTCACCGATCAGGTTTTCCATCGTGATGTCAAGGTAGCCTGCCAAGTCGACGATGGCGACGCGAGCCGTCCATTCGTCGGTTGCCTTGTCGGCGACCTCGCGAAGCAAGCGCGGCGCACGCGCATCCATAGAGGTCGCTATCGTATGGATAGCGGCGCTTCGTACATTCCCGTCGGATGGTTCGGTTGCCAATCGCACGAGAAGCGCCTCTGCCTCTGGATGACCATGCGCTAAGTAGTTTTGCAGGAACAACATCAGTTCCACATTCGAGGACTTCGTTTCCTCATACTGTCGCACCAGCGAGCGGTAGAGCGATTCCTGCACCGATGGGTTCTGTAGGAGTTTCCGTGCAAGTTCCTGCGCCTCGCGCGATTCCGCCGAGGCGAGGTTGCCGCTCATGACTGCGGTAACCGCACTGTCATGCTCGCGTGTCGGCGCGACCCAGTACCGCTGAGCCACACCATCCCGACGCACCTTCCGTACCTGATACTTACCACTCATCGCCGAATTGTACCGCTCGGTCGCCATCGGTACTCGTCGGGGATTCGTCCGAGCGCGATGCGCTTGCGAATCAGGTCTGCGTATACGGGGTCGATTTCGGCAGTGAGCCATCGTCGATTCAGCTCGTGGCAGACAGCGACTTCTGAGCCTGCGCCTCCGAACAGCACCAGCACCAAGTCGCCCTCAAGCGTCGACGCGCGGAGCAGCAGCTCGAACAGGCGACGCGGCACCTGACACGGATGGATTGTCTTCTCGCGCGAGCCCGCTTTGACATACTCGATGTAGAACCAATCGTAGGGCATGCGTCCTGGCGAGCCTTCGGCGAGCGCACGCTGGATGCGCTTGTCGCGTGGATTCTTGTACGGCAGTGCGACGGCGTGCTTGTACCAGCGCGTGCGCTTCTGCTTCCGCGCGTGCAGTATCGTGCGATGCGCTGTGGTGAACCGATAGCGGCTGAACCCCACATCGGGCGAGTAGCACCATGCGTACTCATGCACACTGTAGCAAGCGTCGTCGAGGTAGCGCACGCGCAGGTAGGCGTTCTGCTTCGGCATGTTGAGGAAGAATGCGTTCCCGTCGTCTTTCAGCACTCGCAAACTCTCATGCGCGAGCCGAATGTACCAGTCGATGTAGTCGTCCCACGATTTCCTGTGCCGTCGCCCGTTGTAGCGTATGCCCATATTGTAGTCGGGGTCGCTGAAGACCATGTCGACGGAGCGGTCGGGCAGCATGCGGAGCAGGTCGAAGACATCGCCTTCGTAGACCGTGCAGAGTTGGAGTTCGCCACTCATAGCAGTCCCTCCGTGTCGGGTCGGATGACGGCGTCGGCGAGGTATTCGAAGAGCGCGTCGTGGATGTCGTCCTCGTCTTGTTGCGTGAGCCTCAGGAACGGTCGTGCGGGCACGCCAGGGTGATAGACGCGTCTGCGGTACACCCAGCGACCTTGGCTGTCGACAAATCGGAGTGCGCGTGCGCGTCGCGGGTAGATCCAGTAGGGGCGCGTGCCGAATTCGTGGATGGGCGCAAGCGGATGCGAGGTGCCGACTTCGACTCGGTCTTTGGAGATGCGCATGATGTGGTGTGGGTGGTTCTTCTGCGCGACGCTATCGCGCAGCTCGCCTGTGAGGATGAGGATGGTACGCTCGTTGAGTTGCCCGCGCTGCAGGAGTCGGCGCGGGACGCGCCCCGATGGCGTGCGCAGCCCTGCAGGGAGCCCCATCATGCGTTTCGCCGCGACGGTCGACGGAGCGAGCGGTCGCCATGGGGGGCGTCCGCCGACGGCGAAGTTCTCGCGAAACGCTTGACGCATGCGATTGGCAGCGTAGCGATAGAACGGGCGCAGGTCTGCGATTCGGCTTAGCAGACTGCGCAGCTCAGTGACGAGTTCGCCGTCAGCGGGTCGGTGAATCTGCTGGAAGTTCATCGCATTCGCTTAGTCTCCGCGTCGTCCCAGTGCGCTCGTCCTTTGGGGGTACTCTTTGTGCGCAGGAGCGCGATGCCCTTCGTGCGCCCGCCGCGTTCACCCTCGCTCGACTTGATGCACAGGAGTAGCTTGCGCCCTGACTTGATGGTCTTCGTGCGGTAGGCTACGCATCCGCGCTTATCGCCCAGCTTCTCGCGCACATATTTGCCCGTCTCGTACCGGTAATAGCGTTTCGGTGGTCGCGCCATGTCGCCTAATTATACGGCTCGCGGTATAATTGAACGACATGCTCTGGGTATTGCGTGCGACGGATAGGATAGTGCGCTGGTATGAGCCTGTACGGGCGGCGTTGCAGGCGGGCGCGATTCAGATTGCGGGACTGGAATCCGATTGGAGCGCGATGTCGATTCCGCGCGAGGTGCGTGCGGAGTTGCTTAGGTCACTGGACACATGGGAGCGGTTAGGCGATGCGGAGCGGGTCGGCGTCGGCGTGCTGCACCATGCGATTATGACGCTGAACCGTCTCGTCGGGCGCGAGGCGCAGAACGATTACCTGACCATCGAGTTGTGGGCGGAGCGCGAGAATACGAACGCGACGCCGTGGGACGCGCTGCTCCATCCGCTGTTCGCGGAACTGTTTGCGACCTATCGCGGCGGGCGCGGAAAACCAATCCTCGCCTACGGGTACACGCAGGCTGACCCGATAGCCGCGCCGTTCTCGGTCGATGTCAACGAGTACGCAGGCACTATCGTGCGCATCGAGTATACAGGCGATGTCTCGGTCGTAATCGAAGGCAGGCGACGGCTGACGAACGGCTCGATTGAGCCCGCGACGCACACCGTGAATCTCGCAGCCAGCGGCGTCTATTTCGTACCTGGCGCATGGGTCGAGATTAGCAACCTGAGTCTGCTCACCAGAGGCACGGCGACCGCCTATGCATCGCTTGGCGCGGGGCGGCTCTTCTGAGCGATATTGCGTGCGGTGTAGTCGGACACGACGGCGACGAGGAAGTCGCTATTGAACCGCACGGCAGTGTTGGGTCTATAGAGTGCGTACACGGCAAGGTCGAAGTCGGCTGTGCGGAGTTCGCTCATCGGGTCTAACTCGATGACGGTGTCCGCCTCCTCTGGGGTGACGGGATCGTAGACGGTGAACTGGAGCGGTTGTGTGGATTCGCGGCAGACGACGCTGTACCCTCGCGTGGCGACGAGTCGCCGCAGTTCCTCTTCAGCGTAGCAGGTTTGCACAAACTTCAGGTGCAATAGTCGTCTCATGCGCTGAAGACCTCCCTATCGGGGCAGTTGCATGGCCTTGCGTGTTGCGGCAGAGGCGCGCCTATGACTCGCGCGATGTCGGCAAGGAGTTTCTGCATGGGGTTGAAGGGTGCGAGCAGCGCGATCTCGTGGTCGCGCGAGACGCGGATGAGTCCACCTTTGCCATAGATTTGCACATCGCAGTCATACCGCTGGAGAAGTGTCATAGCGCCCATCAGGTCTCCCTCTCGGACGAGCGTGGCGATTCGTTCCGCCTCTCTAATCGTGCGAGGATGCTCGGCAGGTCGCTCGGTCGCCATATGTAGTATTCTACCCCTTGCGCCTGCATGAGCGCCTCTTGC